CAGAGCAAGAAGCGTTCTTTCAAACGCAATTCTCAGCTACATTTGACGCATACTTAGACTAAATCCAATGGCTGTTACTGTTTTATCAGGTACGTCTGGAGCCTTGTACTACAAACCTGCTGGTACTACAGGAACATTCGGACCTTCTAATGTCACAATAGGAACTGAAACAATGATTGTTCAGACCTATTTAAACCTTAAAGTTAATGATCCAGTTAAATTTCAAGTTATTGATTCTTCTACTGGAGGATCAGGAACAGGAACTTTACCTGCTGGATTAACTGCTGGTACAACTTATTACGTTAATACCTATACACCAGCAACAGGAGCATTAATTGTTTCGGCTTCTTCTGGTGGTTCTGCTGTAAACCTAACTGATGTTGGAACAGCAGCAGCTCCAAATAAGTTTCAGGTTTATTACAACGATTACGCTTCTGTTGGGCAAGTTCAAAACTGGTCTTTTGAGATTTCCAGAAGTGAAATTGATGTAACAACAATTGGTCAATCAGTTGGTCAATACGCACCATTTAAAACTTATATCTCAGGTTTTGCTGATGGTGAAGGTTCTGCCAGCGTATACATCACGAATGAAGATTCAACTTTGGCTAATCGTTTAGTTGAAGATGTTATCCAACGTCAGCAAGATGGAGCAGCATTTAAGCTTTATCAAGATAAGCAAGGTACAGAAGCATTAAGCCGCAGTATTGCTATGGACGCTGTTTTGCTTTCTGCCAGTTTCTCTGTTAATCCAGATGATGCACAGATGGTTGAAGTGAATTTCAGACCTAACAACGTACCAAGCTTCGACTTTAGTACTACTTCATAATCGGTTTATACCCCTTTGCCTTATTGCCTAGGGGTTTTTTATTGTCTAAATTTGTATATACAACCCCGCTTATTTGAAATGGCTTCACCAAAGGCAAAGTTAAATCCGTTAGATCGGCTAAAAAAAGCATCTAATTTAACTGCTGAAAAGAAAGTCGTAAAACTAACAGACGGTACAGAGTTTGAGTTTTGGTGCGCTCCTATGACAATGGCTGAAAGGGAGCAAGCCCAGAAAGGAACAAAAGATGATGCTAATGCTTTTGCTCTTCGTTTGTTTATTCGTAAGGCAATGGATGAGAATGGAGGCAGAATGTTTCAAGCGGGTCAAATTGATGAGTTAAAGCATGAAGTTAGTGCAGAGAATATGGATCGTTTAATGCTTGCAATGTTACCAGCGACAGAAGAAGAGGATGATCTCGACCCAAAAGATTAAAGGAAGCTCTTAAAAAAGATAATTTTTTACAGCTTCAATTAGGTGTAGCAAAAGAGTTGGGTTATACCTTGCAAGAATTAAATCAAAAGATTACACAAGAAGAATTATTTTTATGGTCGGCTTATTTTGATCTTTTAAACGAGGAACAGGAAAAAAGTATAAGAAGGAGCAAATACAGCTAAGATCTAGGCATAACGAAAGAAAACCGTGGCTCTTGCTTCAGTAAAACTTGAACTACTTACAGGGCAAGCGGAAAGATCTGCAAAGAGGTTACAAGATAAAACTAAGGAACTATCAAATAGATTTCGAGAAATTAAAAATCGTTCTAATGCTGCTGGCAATAAGATTCAAAAGTTTGGCAGACAATCAGCGACAGCAAGCCGAGGTGTTAATAAATTAGGAGCTGCTGTTAGGAAGTTAGCTTTAGCTTTCGGAGTAATCCAAGCGGCGAGGTTTGTTTTGTTTAAAACTGCTGAATTAGAAAGTCAAAGGAAAAGCCTTCAAGTTTTAACAGGATCATTGGCCAAAACAAATCAAATCATTGGTGAATTGCAAGCTTTTGGTGCTGTTACTCCTTTTACAAGTACGGAATTAGTTGAGACATCAAAACGATTAAAAGCTTTTGGGGTTGAAACAAATAAATTAGTAGATATAACTAAAAGATTATCTGATGTTTCAGGGGCAACAGGAGCAAGGCTAAATGAAGTAGCAACAGCTTATGGCCAAATCCAAGCAAAGGGAAAGTTGCAAACAGAAGAGTTATTGCAGTTGCAAGAAAGAGGAATTGATATAGCGACTGAATTAAAAAATATGTATGGAATGACAAAAGATGAATTTTCTGATGCGTTAAGAAAAGGTCAAATCAGTGCAACAGATGTTGAAAAAGCTTTAGTGAATTTAACCAGTGAGACAGGCAAGTATTTCGGAGGAGCAATAGCTCAATCTGAGACGTTAAACGGTAAATGGAGTACGTTTATAGATAATGTTGGTAAATTAGCCCAAAGCATAGGAGAACAATTAGCTCCAGCAGTGAAAGGAGTATTAGGAATGGCGATTGAAATGTTGACTGCTATTAATGCTTCTATAGCTGCGATGCAAATGACACAAGATAAGCAGAAAGAAATTAGAAGTAAAGCAAGAGGAATGGTTGAAGGGGCAATGAAAGACAGAGGATTTAGTCTTTTTCACAAAGATATATCAATAGAGCATGGTGGAGAAACATTTACAGGATCACCTTCAAAAGTAAAAATGTTATTAGAAAATAAATTAGTTAATGAAGAAATTACAAGAATATTAAAAGAACAATTGGCCGTACAAGAAAAAATAACAACAGCAAAAAGTAAAACCAATAACCAAGATAAAATAACGAAAGACAATGTTGAACAAGTAAATGTAAAATGGGAACAGATTAGAGAAACAATTGCTAGTGGTTTAACAAGTGCTGTTGAAGGATTAATAGCTGGAACAAAAACATTAGGTGAATCATTAGCTGGAATTGCTAAATCAATTGCAAGTATGTACTTGAAAGCAGCATTTATGAATATGTTGCCTGGATTACCAACAGCAGCAGAAGGAGCTTTTGTTTCTAATGGAATTAAACCATTTGCTTCAGGAGGTATGGCTACAAGACCAACTCTAGGACTTGTAGGAGAAGCTGGAGAAGACGAATACATTATTCCTGCATCAAAGATGGCTGCAAGTATGCAACGCTACTCAGCAGGTGCTAGAGGTGAAGCTGTGATCCCTGGCACTGGTTCGTCTTATGCAGGTGGAGGTGCAGGAGGATCTACTACTGTTAATTATTCTGGTCCTATTCTTAACTTCAACTCTGAAGAGTTTGTTCCTAAGTCTGCTGTAGGACAAATTATTGCAACTGCTACATCTCAAGGTGCAAAAGCTGGAGAAAATAGAACTTTATCTACACTAAGAAATAGTAGAAGTGCCAGGTCGAGGTTAGGAATGTAATGACTGTTGTTGCTTTAACTGCCTTTGTTGAAATTACGACTAAAGAGGGAAATGTTCCTCCTCCCTTCGCTGGGATTGATGGAACAAGTTTGAATTTTAATAAATTCCAAAACGGAAAGCATGAAGGAGTTGGTGACTATAAATATCTTTCTTTTATTTATCAGGGTGCTGCAATGAATAGGTCAGGGGATAATTTAGAGGCTTCAATTATCCTTGCTAATAATCCTTTGAGCATGTCTTATGTTAAAGAATTTGTAGAGAAGAAATATTACATACAGGTTGAGACTTTTTTAATGACAACTGATTTTGATAAAGACACTGCAGCAAAGAATGGAGGCAGATTAACTGGTGAATATTGGTTGGCTGCTGGAATGAGATACGATCCAGAAGCAATTGAATTGTTATTAAGTTCTGCTATTGATGCTGTTGGTGCAAACGCTCCACAGCAAATTTTGACTAAGAGTAGGTGTGCTCATCTTCCTTTAACAGGTCAATTACAAAATCTTTGAAGCCTTACGAATTAATAGGACTTGAATATCGTTTAGGGTCTGATCCTGTAAAACATGGAACTGGTGATTGCCTGTCTTTGGTTCGTACAGTATTAGGTCATTATGGTTTTACTGTTCCCAAAGGAGAGCGTGATTGGTATCGAAGATTAAAAAGAAAAGACTATAGTATCTTTTTTGAAGAATTAAATCGGTGGGGAGTTGAATCACCCCCTAAACTAGGAACAATTGGTTTATGTCATAGCGAAGATGATTCCTATGGTATGGCTGCTTATTACGAGGACGGATGGCTGAGTTACCGAAGAACATTAGAAAGCCAGGTGGTGATTTGGTCTCCGCTAGAAGCCCTTTCACTCGCAGGGTGTTACTTCCAACGGAAGCCGATCTCTGTAATGCCCTTGGAATAACAGAAGACGAATATTTTCAATTTTTAGAAGGTGTAGCGGCAAAAGTAAAAGAAAGACCAGAAGCTTATGACTTAGTTCCTGATATACAAGCTGGAACCGCTTTCTTTATTTATGAAGGAACAAAAATAGTTGGTTTAACCCTTTTAGGGCAAGTAGCTGTTGGTGTTGCTTTAAGTGTTCTTGCATATCTTTTAACACCTAAACCAGATTTACGAAAAGGGACAAATGAAAGAACTGCTGATATGGCAGGTCTTAAGCGTTTTGCTCCTCAGTTCTCATTTAACAGCGTTCAAGAATTAGCAAATTTAGGTGATTTAGTTCCTCTTGTTTTTACTGATCAGCATGAAGTTATAGATACGGGAAATGGTACAAGACAGAAATATGGAGGAGTAAGAGTTGACTCCCAGCTCATGTGGTCCCAACTTATTAGTTTGGGTCGTTATCAACAATTAAAATTATTCGGATTATTTTCTTTAGGTGAAGTAGAAAAAAGACCAGATTTTGAAGGATATGCAATAGGAGATTTATTAATTAGTAATTACCACGCTAAGAAAATTTTTAAACTTAATTATCCAGAAGACACACCTGATGGTCCGCCAGGTGAAAATATTCCTTTTCTAAGAACTGGAGGCAAACTTAGCAATATTATTAAACAGTTTCAAATAGATGATAAAAACTATTTTTCAGGGACAAGGAATCCAACAACACAGGCGACTTTTGGATTAAGTACTCCAGCTCCCAATATGACATATTATAGATTGCCTTATGAGCTAGTTAGAACTCCTAGTGATACAGATACAAATGAAGGGAGACCAGCAGGACGAGTAACTCTTAAGAAGAGAAGAAAATTACTTGGAGCGTGGCCTTTTAGATGTGGTTTTATTTCAGGTGGTAATAGTAATCAAAAAAGTGGTGATGAAAAATTATCAAAAGGAACAATTATTAAATATGAATTACTAGGTAGTGGTGATTTGGATGGGAATTTATACGATGGTATTGGGTATCAACAAGACGCTAAAGACACTATTCCAGATACCAAAGATAACAGACAGCTTAGAGAAAATTTAACAATGCGACCTCATGGGGTTGAGGATATTAACGCTGCGACAAAAACAGTTAGAGAAACAACTGATGGAGTAATTGTAGAAAATGAACAATATATGGTTGGTACTGCTTTAGTCAATTGCACAAAAATATATGAAGGAGTTTCCAACAAATCTGGCCTTCCTTGGAGTGGTACGTTTACAAGATATTATGAATTTGAAGTTTTAGAAGAAGGTTATTATCACGCTAGCCCTTCGGGGGCATTAGCCAATCATTGTACTAATCCTAATTGGGATCCAAATGGGAGATTCTTCACTGTTAGACCTAGAAAATTAGATAGAGATGATCATTTTTGGTATGATCAAATCTATAATGAATTATATGAGCCACATGAAAGATATACACTTCAAAAGACAACTTTAGGAACTATTTCTAATAATAGAAATTGTGATATTACGGAGATAGGTATTAAGTCGAAAGTTTATAAAAGAATGGCTTTTGCGAATGTTAATAGTAAACCTGAAGAAGATAGAATCTTAGATGTTTATGATGATAAATCTACTTTAACTTTAGGAAGAGTTGATAAGTATATCGCTAGATATAGTTTCTTTAAATTACAATTAAAAGTAGAAGACGACTGGGTTGATTTAAGTCCAACAGACGTTTTAAACCATTCTGGTTTATTTTGCGTTAGAGGAAATTCTCCTGAGTTTCAATACAACTATTTAAGAATAGATCATCCTAAAGGCCAATATGAATATAGATTTTTACCTTGGCCTGGGAATGATGTTATAAAGCAAGTTATTGCGATGGAAAAGAAATCATATGCTCCTATTTATGTTTGCTTGTTGAATGCTAATAATGCTACGAAAACAGGTTCTTTGCAGCAATTTAGATCTGGTCCCTCAGATAATTTTACAGTTAAATTTGCAGGACAAAAAACTTATCCATTATCCAAAAGTAAATTAAGTAATTCAGAATGGAATTTAGGCCATCCAAGCCGTCAGTATCTTGGTTTGACGGGAAATATAGTTCAAGGTTTTGATATAAATCATAAAGGTAATTATGATGATGCTTCGTCTTCTAATCTTCCTCAAACTTACCAAAGTGCTTGGCGTTGGACAAAAGTAAGTTTACCTTCTCCTTATGGAACGGTTAATTATAACGAAGCTGGTAATCAAATTTCTACAGGACCATTTGAAGGTCCAACTCACGGGACAGTAATAGTTAGATGGGATAACTGGCCTAAACAGGGACAATACACATGGAGTTTGTATATCAATGCAAGAGATGTTACCCCTAACCTCGAAGGATATAACGGCCCTGAATGGCCTCAAGCAATAACAAGAACTACTTCAAGTCCTCTTGGAGTTGCTTTTCATTACACTTTTAATGATGGAACTGGAATGGGAGGCAAATTTGTTCCTGGCCCTCAAGTTTTTACTGGCTCACCTCATTATGAAACAAATTGGTATTCAGTTAAAAAAGAAGAGCAAATAGGAACTGTACTTCCACCTGTTATTGATAAAGAAGTTACTCTTGTAAATAAACAAGTTAGTGAAGGTTATACCATTGTTGGAGGAGGTAGTGCTCAAGGATTAAAAGTTAACTTAAAAGTATGGACAAATCTTCCTGAAAAAACCAGATGGTATGCCGAATGGAGTTTGTCAAATGTTGGAATGAATTATGCTGATAAAAATATCGTAACTATTCCAGCCCAAAGTTATGGAGGTAGTGTTCTTACCGATGCTATTGATTTAGAACTAGAAGTTGAATCTGGTGAGAGAGTATATGAGGATGAAGATATTGAACATAAATTAAATCTTTATGATGCTGCTGCTGATTTTTGGAAGTACGAAGGTGATCAATCTAGTCATTTAGAAGGCCCAGAACATCAAATAACGTACGTAAACGAAATAGTAAAAACTGAAGACGAGTCAACTGAGCCAGGAGTTGGACCTGAAGCAACATATGAAGATTTAGCTTATGCAGGTTTACAAATTGATAGTTCAAAAGAATGGACAAACTTTAGTCAGTTTTCTGCTTACTTTAAAAAAGGAATTAAAGTTCCAGATTTAATTAATAGCCCTTCTTCAGGGGATAAAGCATCAAGTCTATTCCCTGAGATTGTTTACGCTTTGTTAACGGATAAAAAGATAGGAGCTGGTGCGGTTATTAATACTGATTCTGTTAATAAATATAATATGGGTATTGCAGCTAAATTCTGTAGAGCAAATAAATTCTTCTGGGATGGTGTTGTTTCTAATAAGGTTAATTTAAGACAATTTATATTTGAACAAGGGACGCAATGTTTATTAGATTTCACAATTGTTGGAGGACAATTTAGTTTATATCCTGCTGTTCCTTTCGATGAAAATACTTATAAGATGAAAAATGATAAAGAAGTTGTCATTAAAGGAATGTTTACTGATGGAAATATTAAAGATTTGAATGTTGCTTTTCTTTCACCTGAAGATAGGCAGACATTTAAAGCAAATGTACTGTATAGAGAAGAGGAAGAAAATAAGTTTCCAGAAATTAAATCTAAAGTAGTACGTCTTTTCGGTAATACGCATGTCGATGATCCATTAGAGACATTTGATTTAAGTGGTTTTTGTACAAATTCTGAACATGCGATTAAGTTTGGAAAGTATGTTTTAGCAACTAGAAAATTTGTAGATCATACAATTACATTTAAGACAGCTCCTCATTACATCAATGGTGTTCAACCTGGCGATTACATAAGAGTGTTTTCAACAACTCAGCATGTTCAACGATTTAATAATGGTGCAATTCTTGATGATGGAACGGTTGTAAGTAAAGACACAATTAGTGGAAGTAAAACATTTTATTATTGGAATCCTTCAGAAGAAGTAGTAAAAGAAGCTACGGCTGATTTCTCTACGCCAAGTTCAATTCAACCTTTTGCTGGATCGTTGTTTACGATTAAAGAATCCGAAGCTTCTGATCAGTGCTACAAAGTTGAGAGTATTACCTTTGGTGAGGATGGGTTGATTGAGCTTGCTGCTTCCTATGCAAAAATTACAAGTGACGGTAAATTAGATATGTTACAAAATTGGGAAGGCGAAAACGTGCCTGACGGTGTTGACCCATTATTTGTGGTTGAGGATTAACTAATGGCAACAGGAATAGATTTCCCAAGCTTAAAACCAACTTCTAGGAGTTTTTCTCCTGGGACATATCCAAGTACAGATTTTGAATCGTTAGACGGTACAAAAACACATTTACGTTTTGGCAATAGAAGAGTTAATGCAACTTTGACTTTGGGCTTTTCAAATATTTCTGATGGTGATGCTGGTTTGATTATTCAGAATTATGATGATGTTAATTCAGAATGGAACTGGGTTAAATTCACTACGGATACTGGAGCAGCAGGAATAAACGGAGTAGGTTCAGGTAATTTATTAGAAAAAGAAATTGTTGGACCAGATCTTACGGGAGGAGATGGAACGACTAGAAAAGGCTTAAAATGGAGATATTCTGGTCCTCCAAGCGTTACAAGTGTCTTCCCAGGAAAATGTAATGTTAGTTGTAGTTTTGTTGCTTGCCTAGATTCACCGTAGAATAGACTCAATGTTTTAATTTAAGGTCGTGGGTTTTTATTCAGGC